GGCAAGACCACTTTGTAATCTCTTGTTAGCCCAGTTTCATCATTGAACATATCTTTTGTAAAGTTTTGTTCTCTGAGGATACCCTTAAATAAAGGATCAGGACTTTTAAACTTAAAGTCGCCTATGTTAAGAGGTTGGTATTTTGATTTTAAAATTACCTTCTGGTGTGATTTCGAAAGAGGTGCTGAGACATATACATCTTTGATTACCTTAAATCGACTAAACTTCGTCGACCCTATGCTAAGTTTCTCCTTAATGTCGTGTTCTAGGTAGGCGGCCAACAATCGTTGTGTTTTAGTAAAATTTACTTTAACATCATCGTTGATAAAACCTAACCCTCCTAGATTCCTATCAATAAATAAATTAAGATAAGAGTTACCAGCTTTTGTGTATTTAGAAATAATTTCTTTAAAATAAAACAAAAACCTTTGATGTGAACGCAACTTATTAGGTGAATTGGCAATCAGCTCATTATAGATAGAATCTATAGTTTGATCTGACCTGTCAGAGGCAGAGCCTCCTTTCTTAGATTGACCGGTCAAAAGACCACAATTTAAGAACTTCATCTTTGTAAATTGTCTAGTTCCATAATGGTAAACAAAACATTCAGAATTCACTGTCAACACATTGGTGTGTACATAATTCTTTCCCACTGATAATTCGAAACCTACTGTCGCTACGTTGTTACGCCATATAGCGTATAGTTCGGCATTAGAAGGAAATAAGATATCATCCCCATTAATTAAAACAGGTAAATCCGAAAAGTTTACTTTCTTCCCAAGTAGTGTTTCTAATGACATATGGTAGCATATCATATTACACATACATAAAATAGGGAAAGAGAGCGGCGAACCCATAAGTTGCCCATTTCTTTGGGTAACGGATGATAAGCCGAGCCTTTCAGGATAATTTATCTTATGTTCATAGAGCACGCCTCGTAACAGCCCTTGCAATTCATCTGAATAATTGGTTCTATTAAGAAAGGCTTCAAAACAAGCTTTAGTGAAATTGATATTTAACTTATCTGTCGCTGAAGAGTAATCTCCACTGACAAACGAGTCAAATTTCAAGCCAATATTATCAGCTTTATCAACCATATTACGAAGATGTCTTAACTGGAGTTTCTCCCCAATCAATAAAAACATTTCATACTTTCTTAAATAGTCCCACATTCCCTTTTGGAAAAATTTACATATCCAATAAGGGAACGGCTCTCCTTTTGTAATCATACGGACCTTTAATGGTTCGGGGATTGCATAAGTAGAGGCTTCTAAATATTCAAATCCAACGCTGGCTTCCTCGTATTTCAGTGCGATACACTTATCCATTGCTGCTTTAAATGTAGGAGCGGATTCCCCGTAGAAACTATAAAGTTCTCCGGGTCCTCTCTCTTTCATAGCAACTAAGTCTTTGGATTCTAAACGAAATGACATACTATCAATGGCAAGATTACCATCTTCATCAACACCTTGGGCGAAGTTGAATCTCCAGTAGCCTTCATTCTCCATAAACTCCTCACGTATAAATCTCCTTTGTCCTCCCTCCGCATAAGAGGCTTCATGACCAGCAGATGTGCTAGGTTCATATAACCGCGGGGAAGGTCCCTTAAATTTACACACGAAACGGTCAGCATATTGACTGAATCTCTCTTCAAATTCCTCAAACTCTTTTCCTTCAAGTATACTAAAGGGGGCTTTCTGCATTGTCTTCCAGTGATCAACATATGCTGATTCAACAAAGGAGTCAGGTACAGTAGCACAACCTCTTTTGATACCGTAAAGGTAAGAGCACCATAACGTAAGGTTCTTCTTATTAACCTTAGTACAGTAACCAAGGGAGGATTCTTTTCCTCCCCCCATAAGCCTGTTTTTTAATATTTGATAGATCTTCCCTTTAAATATTAAGGGTTTTAGACCAAGATTTGCAAATCCTTCGGGTTCTTTAGGTAAATCATTCCTAAGAAACTTGGCCATAGGCCAAGCGGTGCAATATTTAGCCATCTTGACAAAGTCATATTTATTAAAACTGTGAACATCTAACATAAAAGTTATAAAATGTTTCACATTTATTTTCTTTACTTCATCAAATAACTGATGGAAGAGAACTTCTAATGTAGAACGAACATAGGAAAGTGTAAACTTTAATTCCTGAAGTTTGTTTTGTTTTAGAATGTAAATCTCTCTGTCCAAATATTTCCCCCTTTCAAGATAGAGGTCCTTAAACAAATCCATACAACTGAGTGTAAACTCGGTATTTGGCAGTACAAGGGCTTCTAAGCGGATAAATGTAACCACAGTTTCTCGACCAATCACTACACCATCTTCAATGATAGGTGTGTGTTTAACCGATTTAGTGTGTTTCTTGCATTTCTTCTTCATCTTTGCAATTTCAATATCTATATTTTTATATTTCTCGTGTAAGACTCCAGAGCCATCTCTGGTATGGGAGTCACACAAAACCACATCACAAAGTTCTAGAACATCCATGTTTTAGAATGAGGCG